AACCCAAATTGGGCACCACCACCAGCACCACCACCACCTGGCAGGATAGGACCACCAGAGTAGGTCGTACTGCCTCGCCCAGACACATTGATGAGCAGCCTGCTGTGTGCGTCTGTCGACAGCGGAAGCGCGAGAGTGCTCGTGCTCCCGAGCAAATCTGGGCCGGGTACGCTACCCACTGCCGGGCCACCGGCGCCCCCACCTTGTCCGACGTTCACGGAGCTAACGCCGTTGCTGCCGTTACCGCCTACCCCGGCACCACCGCCGCCGTTCTGTCCGTTATCCCCACCACCGCCGTTGAAACCAGCGCTGACGCCCTCCAGGATGGCCGCTGACCCACCACCGCACCCGTTCGACTGCCCGTTGAATCCGCCGATGCCGCCGAGCCAGAATTGATCCACGCCGGTCGGTGCAGTGTTGGCGGGTGGGGCCGACGCCAGTAGGCCGCGCTGACCACCGGGTACGTTCGCATTCAGGCCGTTGGGCCCTGTCACCGTGGTGGCGCCACTGACGGAACCAATCGTACCGTTGGCACCAGCACCACCCGCTCCAATATTTACAACGATGCTGTCGCCCGCCGTTACGTTGACCTTGACGAAAGCAACCGTGCCACCGTTCCCGCCACTCGCGGCATTGGTGGAACCGGATGCCCCGCCAGGACCACCCGCCCCCATGATTCGAGCTAGAACGGTTCCGGTGAATGGCGCAACAACCGTCCTGCTGCTGGGACAGAATGCCAATGCCGTGCGCTTCCCGGCCGCAGAAGATGAACCGCCTCCATTAGAACGTCCCATGATTAAGCCTCCACGCCTTCGACCTGCACGGTCACGTTGACCAGATCGCTGCGCGCCCACAGCTTGTCGCCGGCGGACAGCGGGATGCCGCTGCGGATCAGCGGCGTGCCGACCGCCACAACGGCGTCGAACTCCATCCAGTCGGTTGCAGCAGGCGAAGCGCCGACACCGCGCGCCAGGCGCGCCTTGGCTGCAGCCGTGCCACGGTTGACGAAGGCCACGGTGACGCTCGCGCGCCGGCTCGCCGGGCAGGTGTAGATGAGCGTGTCGGTGGCGGCAGCAAGGTCGAAACCGCTGACGCCGCCGGTGATTCCAGAAAGTCCGTTCGGCATAGTTTTCCCTTACAAATTCAGCATGAAATGCAGCTCAGGCGAGCCCAGCGCGAGCGCGGCGTCACCACCGGCGCGCGTGTAGCTCACGCACCGCCAGTTGCCGCCGCCCAGCGACACAAACACCGCCACATCACCGGCGGCCGTGGTGACGTTCAGGCCGCCCGGCAGGATGAGACTGACGGCGTTGTGGGTGAGTGTCAGCGCCCCGGCAAAGGCCAGCGTGCGCTCGACGCCGGACGCCGCGGTACCGAAGCCGGTGATGGTGGTCGTGCCGGTGATGGTGACGTGGTTGCTCGTGGCGAGGCCGATGTTCACCGTGGTGGCGCTGGCCACCGAGGTGAAGGGCGCGAAGTTCAGGGCGCCCACCAGGGTGTCGCCGTTCTTGTTCACAGCCTGCGCCTCGGGCAGGTAGATCCAGCGTCGGAAAATCAGGGTGTCGCCCGCAGATGCGCCCGCCGTCAGCGTGACGGTCGCCCCGTTCGCCGCGGTGTAGTCGTCGCCGTTGCCGGCCTGGAACACGCCGTTGTGGTAGACGTCGATCTGGCCCGGGGCGTAGCCACCCGACACCGCAAAGACAGTTTGCCCAGCCGTGGCGATCATCACCACATCACCGTACACAGGCAGGCCGGAGCCAGGACCGCCGCCAGCAACCGACATCGTGCCATCGGGGCCCATGACCAGACCCGACCCTACCTTGACGCCGCCCAGCGTGGTCGGGGTGGCTGCAGGCAGTTGGTAGGCCGGCGCAATCTCGGCGTAGGCCGAACCACCCCAACGCCACTGGCGCACGGGGGTGGTGTCAACGGTCACATAGATGATCCCGGGCACACCCGTCGCCGGCAAGGCAGCGAAGTTCGCGACCTCCAGCACATCGTCCACATAAGCCGGGAGCTGGCCAGCCGGGATTTTGCCCCCCACCAGGTCAGCCTTCGCAGGCAGCGCTGCGTCGATCGCCGTCAGCGCCGACCGCAGGCGGGCAATGTCCTCAGTCTGCAAGTCGTTGACGTTGGGCAGTTGCAGCCCAAGGTTCGGGGTCACATCAGACATTCAGGCCTCACAGCACGATGACGCGCAGGTTGCGAACACGAGGGCGCGCGTTGAGCGTGCCGTTCAGGGTCAGGCGCACTTTCACGCGGGCCTCCATCACGGCCGTCTTTTGGAAGGCGTACTCGTAGAGGCCGTCCTGGTTGTTGAGCAGGATGGGCGTCCCCAGCGCCGCCATGCTGGAGAAGGCGTCTCCGCCATCCACGCCGGACACCTCAACGCCCACGGTGGAACCGCTGGGGATGATGGCATCGATGAGCACCTTCACCGTGCAGCCGGCGGCGTCCGCGTTGACCGCGTTGGTCACGTAGGTGCCGGTGTTTTGCACGATGCCCTGGATGATCTGCGTTCCAGGGTACAGCGCGGCGGACCAGTTCTGATCGGCGCGCAGCCGGGCGCGCACGTTGACGACGCCGCTGGTGGGCGCCGCGAACGGGATGCGCTGATTGTCGCCAGACTTGACGATCGAGCCATCCGGTAGGGTGAGCTCCAGGTCGCCGGTGGCGTTGCTGCTCGGGCTTTCCAGCAGGGTCAGCGCCAGCACCTCGGTGGCGCCGGCAAGGGTGACAGTGCCCAGGTCCACCAGCCGCGAGGTTTCGGTGTACTGGCGGACATACAGGCGGAAAGCCAGGTCGCGATCCTGGAACGCGGTCCAGGTGCTGGCATTCGACGAGGCCAGCAGCACGCCCACGGTGTAGGGCTGGGTTGTCACCCACTGCTGCCGCGTGGCGTCGTACTTGCCCAGCTCGGCCATGCCCAGCGCGGAATCGGCGTCGTTACACAGCACGACCAGCGAATACTCGGTACCGGCCTCAAGGCGCGCAGGACTGCGGAAGGTGAGCTTGTTCCATGCGCCAGCGACCAGCGTTGCTGGGTCGATACGCGCCTCGGCGATCACCGTGCTGGTCGGGAAGCCCACCAGCGTCTCGCGAATCTGCACGGCCACCGTGGTGGCGCCCACCGCCGTGAAATACAGGTCCACGGCTTCGAGCTGGACGGCCTCGAGCATCGTGAACGTCTGCGCCAGCGGGTCCACGCGCTGCTCCCACATCGTTGTGGTGATCTGCGTGACGATCTGGCGGACCTCATCGATCCGGGTGCCCTGCCCGAAGAAGCTGGCGCGGCCAAAGCTGCCGTTGGCACCAAGGAAGGTTGCCTCCTTGGTGCCGGCAGGGATGCCAGCAGGGATCGTGAACTTGCCGGAAACAACGCCGGAAGGGTTTGCGATAACGGTCATTGAAGCTCCAGGAATTAGGGGGCGACGGCCGCAACGGTCAGGCCGTCAAACGTGACGGCGGCGAGCGCCTCGCCAGCGTCGAAGCCTTCAAGCCGGAACGTCACCTCGATCTGCCGCAGGTTTTCAATCAGCGAGCTGGTCGAGGTCGACAGCGTTTGCGATGTCTGCGTCGTGGATGACGTGTTGCCCCAGCCCATCGTGAACCGTTCGGTGATTGGGCTTGCCCAGGTCACGTTCGTGGTGGTCCAGCGGTCGATTGCCGGGGTTAGCGTGACGAGCGCAGGCAGCGCGCCGAAGCTCATGTACGGGTTGACCTTCATCGAGCCGGTGCGCGCTTCCTGCGCCAGCGCCAGGCGCTGTGTGCGGGCGCAGGTTTGAGGCGTGGTGACATCGGCGTTTGGCGTCAGCACCGTGCCGGCGATCGGCAGGATCAGCTCGCCGTTGACGATGGCGGCGGTCTGTGGAATGCCCTGGTCGCGCAGGCTGTCGTCCAGAAACGGATCGACGAACAAACCCTTTTTGGCGGCGGCATCGCGCTGCGCGGCATCGCCCGCGAGCTTCTGCTGGGCAACCAGGTTGATGACCACATCGAGCCGGCGATTCAGGGCCTCAAGGTCTTGCATTGGAACCACGCGCACGCCGTCGTTGATGACGTAGCTTGCAGAGGTCCAGAGCTGCACCACCTGGGCCAGCGGCAGCAGGTTGCTCGGGATGCTGGGGCGCACCGGGTCGTAGTCGGTGGACGTGCCCTCCACCCAGACGAACTGGCCTTCTTCGTTCAGGCACAAGCGATCGATGCGCGGCAGCTTCGTGTTGTAGCTGGCCTGAACCAGGGAGCCAACGACGGCGCCGGTGATCGTGAAGCCGTTGTCGTCCACCAGCGTCGGCACCACGGTGGTGATGTACTGGTAGGTGACCGAGTAGGTCGAGCCGTTCGCCGGCTCGGCGCCAGCGGGCGTCCAATCCACCTTGCCAGCGGTCAGCAGGTAGTCGGCAGGGCTGTTGTAGGTCGTGCCGCCCTGGGACACCGAGACGATGGCCACCACGGATGTGTCCGGCAAAGGATCCTGCGATCCGGTCACCGACCCGTGAACGATATTCACCGTCCTCTGCGCAACGATGCGAACTTGCGTGATGTTGGCGATCGGCGGGCGCGCGACGTTGATTCGCTGGGGGCCAATCGTCGTCGATTGGGTTGGCTCCGAGTCGATGAACTTGGTCACCGGGACGGCGTTGTAGGGCAGGCGGCGGCTGGTATTCAGGTCCATGCCGAAGCCGTTCACGCGAGCGCGACCGCTGCCGACCGAGTACACCTGGTAGCCGTCGAGGCGGTCAGCCAAGCGCGTAACCACCAGGCCGGACACAACGTAGCTGCCACCCGCGCTGTCGCGGTCGTAGCGGGCCAGGGCCTGCGTAACGCTGTCTAGCTGGGGTGGCGGCTCCTTGGCGTCCAGAATGCCGTCAGTGACGGTGTAGACGGGGAAGAACTCGCCAGGCTGGGTATCGCCACTCCAGGCCCACACGGGCAGCAGCTTGGTGCGCTCTGCGCCCAGTTGGTTGTAGGCGCGCGTTCCAGGCGCTGGATCCAGAAGCGCTGGGTCTTCGAGCGCTGTGACGATCGACTCCTGCAGGCGGATGCCGATGGCCACGGTACCGACGATGGGCACCGTGATGGTGGCGGGCAGCACGCCGCGCACCGCGCCGCGCAGGTATACGGCGCCAGCTTCGCAATTGGCGACGCCGGTGTCCGGATTCACCACAATCCCGGCATCGCGAATGATGTTGCCATCCTTGAGCAGCGCGTCCGCCACGCCTTTCAGCTTGTAGCGCGACCGCGATTGCAGCTCGTTAAGCTCGGCGGACTGCAACGGGCGACCGGGGACGAACCGGTGGTCTTCGTAGTCCTTGGACGGATCGAAGCGGTTGTAAATCGTGGAGGTCATCGCGCTCAGAAGGTAATGACAACCGAGAAATTCTCAGTCGTCTGGGGGTTGCGGAAGATCGGCACCAGGTTCTCGCTGTAGACCATCAGGCCGGGGTTCGTGACTTCGCCCGGCGTGAAATACGCCTGCCCGGGAGGTAGCCCCGCCTGCACGACGGTGTCCGAGAAAATGGCCACCTCGCGAACCACCGAGCTGCCAGCCTCGGTGTAATCAAAGTCCACCGACACAAACAGATGCCGGGTGGGCGCATTGCCTGGCGAAGGGTTGTACTTGCCAGACGAGACGCTGATAGAGCCGTCGGCGGCCGGGACCACGAAAAGCCACTGCGTGGCAGTGCGGCGGCCAAGCTCAGCGATCAGCGAAGTGGCGGTCGAAGACTCGGGCGGCGGCACGAGCCACGCACCGTCGCCGGAACCCCAGGCGACATGCAGCGGGAGCTTGGAAATGGCGCTGGCAATCGCCGCGCGCCCGGACATCGGAAGGGTTGCCATTGTGTACCTCTGGCAACGATTGTGGCGTCACGACGAGCTGGTGTGACTTGAGCCGAGGACGGCGTTCTGGCTGGCCCAGGTTTCGTCCCGCCAGTACAACGCGTTCCAATATTGCCCGGTGTACTCGACCGCGATCTCGTTGCGCACCCGACGGCGGCGCTCGAATGGGTCGTTGACCACCGACGTGTCCTCGATGTCCGAGAAGTCCAGCAAGGCCACATCCTCGATGACCGCAACGCCGGTGTGGCGGCGCCGCACAGCAAACTCCGCGGTGTACTCGCCAGGCACCTCGATCGACGTGCCGATGCGCGCCATAGGCGGCAACACCAGCACGCCGGCAGGTCTGTTGCGCTCGATGATCGGCATCACGTCCGACCAGTCGATAGGCACCTCCGAGTATGGCTGGATGTAGAACGGACCCACGCGCGCGCCGTCCTGGAACTTGTCGCCCCCGCTGAGCACCGATTGATCCAGCCGGAACACCGAAGTCCAGGGCTCAAGTATCTGCACCACCTTGCCGGTGAGCTGCAGGATAGCCAGCTCTATCGCCAGGGCGTTGACTCGGATGCGGAAGGCCTCCTGCGGGATTCGAACGCGGTAGGCCACGTCCGACTCACCGGACAGCCGACCAACGCTGTAGAGCGAGCCCCAGAGGTCCAGCCACTCGCCTTCAGCCGTGGCGATCACCATCTGCAGCAGCGCCTGCCGGACCTGCTCGCTCGCAGCATTCACCTCGCCGGCGTAAGCTGTGAACAGCACCCACAGCAACGACGTAAAGGCGGTTACATGGTCGCCGTTGCTCTCGTTCTGAGCGCCCGAGCCCTCGGTCAGCACCAGGGCGGAGAAGCCGTCGAAACGCGAGCTGGTGTGCGCAACCGTGAACCCGTCGGCACGCAGCGCGGCGATCAGGCCCGACACTGTGAGGGTCCGCAGGTTGTAGGTGCGCACCAGCGCCCCGGCGCGCGCCGTCATGACGCCATCGCCGATCGACCAGGACGCCCCGGCGCCATGGGTCAGGCGGAAGACGAGCTCGTCGGCGGCGCCTTTCTCGAAGACGGCGCGGTGCGGGTGGTCGAGCAGCCGCTGCAGCGTGGTTTGCGTCATAGCGGCTGAATGGTGAGTAGGCCGGGCACCAGCGCCTCGCTGGGCGAGCAGGCAACGTTTTCATTGCTGTCGGGCACGATGGCGCGCACACCATCCACGGCCAACAAATTCTCCACGATGGTTTTCAAGAACATGGTGGTGCCGGGTGCGATCGAGCGGATCGTGCTGGCGTAAATGTCGGAAATCGACTGCTGCACCGCAGTATTGAGCACATACCCGCTGAACATCGAAACCCGGATAGATAGGGGCACGGCACGCTCGGCCATGGCCAGCACCTCGACCTGAACGCCGGCCGGCCGGTACCCGGGCACGATGGTGCCGTCGTCTTTGCGGTAGCCGTCAATTAGGCGCTGCGCCAGCGCCACAAGCTCGGGCGATGCCACGCCGGTGCTGCCGTACAGCCAGAAACGCACGTAGCCGCGGTCCTCAAGCTCGCCCACGCGCGTGACGTACTGGTTCACGTTGCCGTCCGTATCCAGCGTGGTGGCCAGCGAAACCGCGTAGCGGCAGGCCTCCATGGTGCCGCGCGAAAGCGAGCGGATGAAGGATGCGAAGCGCGCGCGGCGCTCGTCGTCTGTCTCCAGGTCGCGGCCGCTGGTGATCGCCGAATTGCTCACCACAAACGCGCCACCGGTCAGCGCGGTGGCGTTGATGGCCCCGGATGCGACGTTGCCCTGGGCGCCGATTACGGCGGCCTGTACGGGCACGCGCACCACCGGCACACCGGCAGCCCAGATCCTCGCCTCGGTGGAGGTGTAGACCCGGCCATCCGAGGTGGTGAACGCCGTACCAAACGGAACGGTGATGGGCTCCACGGGCGCCGGCGACAGCGACAGGCTGACGAACCCGAAGGCCCGAGCCGGCTGCAGGCGGTCGAAGTTGAACGAACGGTAGGTGGCCTCGGGGATGGCTTCGAGCAGACCCTGCAGCATCTGCAGGTACAGCTCCTCCATTTCCGCGGCTGGCGCCTCCATGAGCGTGCGCGCGACCGACCCGGGCTGGAAGTCCGTGATTTTGTCGGTGATGCCGCGCGCGACGTTGATCTCGGCAGCGACGATGGAGACAAAGTTTTTAATCTGGAACATGGCTACCCGATTTTGAGATCCACCACGCCGCCGGCGATGGTTGTTGCGCGCGACGTGACCGCCACTTGATCGCCTACCACCTTGGCATCGGCGGAATCGACAGAGCGGATGCGGTAGTCGGCCCGCACCGCAGACTTTGTGTATTCGGCCGCCAGAAGGCTTGCAGCGGGCCCGTTCATGCGGCCGATGACGCGATAGAGCAGCGAGCCGTAGGTGGGGTGGCGCATAGCCTGCCCGCGCGGTGTGACGAGGCGGTGCTGCAGTTGCTGCACCAGGTTCGCAGACCCCGACACCACGAGGAAGTCGCCGGTACCGTCATCGGCCAGCATGCGGCCGGCCATTTTGCAGTCGCGCTCGAAGACCTGGCCGGTTTCGGCGCGATCGGAGAGCACGCCGGCCGGCGCAGGGATCTTGATGAACTGCCCGGACAGCAGCACACCCTCGCCGGCGCGCGCCTCGTCGTCGGTGATGTAGGGCCACACCAGGGCGTTGAGCCACACCAGCTCGGGCCAGCGGTTCGCATCCCCCAGCTCGCGGGCCGCGATCAGTTTGACCGTATCGCCGTGCTCGGTGGCCGCGATCCGGTAGCTGGGCATTTCCTTCGAGAAGGCCGTCACAGCGACACCCCCGCGACGATGTCCAACAGGTTGCGGTCGATTTCTTCCATGGGCAGCGGGGCCAGCACGGGATCGGCGTTCTTGATCGCGTTGATGGCCGTCAGCGCGCCGCTGGTGACCCCGACGGCTGCGGCGCCGGCTTGCACCAGGCTGAACACGCCCTGCCCAGCGTAGCGGCTCGCAGGGCTGCCGCCGGTGGTGCTGGAGCAGTTCGACGAGCCATACAGGCCCGAGTATTCCTCGTAGGGCTTGCGCGGCCGCAAGGCGTTCTGGAAGATGCACGCTACGGTGTTGAACGCAGCCGCCACGCGCGCAGCCCTGGCCTTGATGCTGAGCGGGAGATTCAGCAGCGCGGACACCGAGCGGAACACGCTCACACCAACCTTTGCCAGGTCGCCAGCGAGCGTCAGTAGTTGGTTCACGTAGGCCGCACCCAGGTTCGAAACGTTGTTGATCGCCGCGGTGACGGCATCAAACACGCCGGTGACGGTATCGAGGAAGTCGCCGAAGCCCGACCCCATGCCGAAGTCGCCGCCCTCTTCGCCGATCACGTCAGTGGCGTCCGAAAGCGCGCTCATGCCCAGGCCGTTGTTGCCGTAGTTCGGAATATCGACATTCGGTATGTCGATGGTGGTGGAGAGCGCCTGCAGCGTGATGTTGTACTGGAACAGGAGCGGGCGCGACTTCGAGCGGCGCAGCACGAACTGCGTGGGCACCACAGACCAGGCGAAGTGGTCCAGCACATCGACAAACAACAGCTTGACGCCCGCGGGATCCCGGCCGGCGTCGATCGATGCCTGCTTGGCGGCGTGGTACTTGTGGGTGACCAGGTTGTTCAAGTCCTCGAACGACTGAAAGCCGTCGCGCTCGATGCCGGCGGCGTAGCGCCAACCGGTGTTACCGGAGATCGTGCACGTTGGCAGCGCGGCGCCAAAGCTGTCCACCCAACCGGCGGTGTCCTGCCCCAGCGTCTGGTGCACGGTCGAGCGCGAGCTCTCCATCCGGCTGAGGTCTTCCGGGCGGATTGGGAGCGTTACAGCCTCCAGCGACTGCCCATCGTCCAAAACGAACACGATGGGCCGAACGCCGGCGCGCTGATCTGTCGGCGCAGGTCCGGGACTATACATGCGCCGATTCTGGCATCACGACGGAGCGGGCGGCGCCTTGTTCCCGTTGTCGGGGAGAGGGTCGCCATCCGGTACGGTTTGCGCAATGATCGTATCCGGGCTCTGCTGCAGGCGGCCGTTGCTGTCGATGTAAACGCTATTCGAGCCAGAGATGGTGACGTATGGCAGCACGTTGCCGCTCGGGTCCGTGTAGATGCGATCGCCTTCTGGGGTAAACGTGGTGATGACACCGTCGCCAAGGTCGATGCCCACTGGGCGCTGGTTTTGAATGTAGTAGTTGCCGTTGCCGTCGTACATCACCAGGTTTCCGTGGCTGTCATAGGTGGGCGTGAAGGTGCTACCACCGCCACCGCCAGACCCGCCGTCACCACCACCGCCGCCACCGCCGGACTTCGTGCCACCCGGCGGGCCAGACATATCAGGGCCGGCCTTGACACCGGTGTGTGCGTGGCGCCGCAGGCTGATGCCGCTGGCCACCACGTCGCCACCAGGCACCTCCAGCAGCGGCGTGTTGCAGGTGATTTTTGATGACGCATTGATCGTAACGGTGCCATCCTCGTGAATGGTGATCGACGACTTGCCGCCAGAAGCCTGCACATGGATGCTGACCTTCTTGTCCTTGTTCCGGTCCAGGGTCAGGCTTTCGTCGAAGTTCTTTTTTTCCAGATCCTCGTGCCCGGTGCTTTCAGCGATGCGCACGTAGGCACCGCTTGGGTGGTAGAACTCGGTGTTCCCGGAGCCATCGGTGGTGTGATACACATCCGACTGGTGGCGGCTGAAGCGCCGCTTCTTGTCCTCGAACGTCATCTGGCTGATCTGCGGATAGATGAAGCCGACAACGATCGGGTTGCCGCGCCCCATGACCGCCACCAGGGCCTCCATGTCCTGCCCGTGGCGCTTGGTTACGTCCCACTTTTCCTCGCCGGCAGAGTTCGGCATTTCAGGCATGTCCACACTGCCGCTGCGCGCGCTGCCGCTCTGGGACATCACGGGCACGCCGCTGAGCCGGGCGCCGTCGTCGCACATCACAAGATCCACCGAGTGGTCTTCTGGGTGGCTGGCCACCACGATTCCTTTGCGGAGCATTACAGCACCCCCAGGTTGTCATCCGCGCGGCGCGAGATCTCAGCCAGGTACGGCGAGCCCTCCATGGAAGCGCGCGTCGCAAATCCCTCGCCGCGGTCGAACTGCAGCGTGGTGGTGTAGGACTGGAACGGCAGGAACTCGTGCACCACCTGGTGGACATAGGCGAGGTAGCGCATGGTTCCCTGGATGAATAAGGCGTAGTCGCCGGCTTTGATGAGGTCGTTTTCACCATCGACACGCACCGGGCCGCCCTTCACGACGGCGGTACCGCTTTCGTACAACACGTTGTCCTTGTTCATTTCGGCCATGGCTTTCCGGCGCTTGTCGAGCCAGGCCATCTGCTTGGTAGAGCGTTCTTCGTGCTCGGCCGCCCGCTGACCGCCGGTCATGCTGGTGATCGTATCCTCGCCCTGCTGCGTTTCCGCGTACATGGGCCGCACGCCGTAGAACTTCTCCGCGGCGTTCGGATAGTCCTTGATCGACACGGTGCCATCCTGCAGCGCGTAGAGCTTGCGGACGATATCGTCGATCAGGTCGAACTTGCTGTTGTTCACCCAGAAGAAGTTCGCCACGTTGGCATCGCTGCGCGAGGCCACCAGCGACTTGATGCCGTAGTCCTTGATCAGCGACACACCAGGCGTGGGCGCGTCGTCCTGAATCTTCGCCGACTCGCGACCCTCCGGCGTGGAGAGCAGGAAGTACGGCACCGGCCGGTACACCAGGTGCACGCCGTCCTCGCGGTCCTCGGTGTAGAGCTCGTTCCAGATGCCGACATCGCCATAGGTCCGCATCACGTCGTAGACCGAGCCCTGCGCATTTTGGTAGTTGTTGTTGACCACGCCGTGCTTTACCGCCACCCCATCCCCCACGGTGATCTGCCGCGGGATTGGCATGTTTTCCGGCATGAGCGTGTTCATGTAGGGGTTGATGACCTTCTCGACCATCTCCTTGGCGAAGTCGGCTGCCGACAGCGTGTTGCGAGCCTGAATGCCGAACAGCTCCCAGAGCGAGAAATTGGTCAGCAGCGTTTTCCCGGCCGCGTACGCGGGCATGTACAGCACCTGGTAGGTCTGCCAGAACTTGCCGTAGTCCTGCCCGGACACCGACACGATGCGCTGCGGTCTGCCGTCCTCGCCCATGGCCTGCGAGCGCGTGATTTGAGAGACGACGCCGCGCATGACGATGGGCAGCAGCAGGGGCCGCGGGCCCATTCCGCCCCACATGCGAATCTCGATGATGTCCATGGGTTCGATCAGGCCGTAGACAGTCTCCAGGTCGCCGTAGCCCCAGGAGGCCTGCGGCTTGTCGGCAAACGTGAGATTGAAGCCGCCTGCAGCCTCGCGGACGGACTTCTGCGTGCGCACCGACGACCCAAGGTTCAGGAACGGCGTGAGGTCGATGTACTCGTCCTTGCCCTCGTACCGACCGGACACCGCCCAGTTCCCATCCAGCGTGTTGCGGCCGATGGTTTTGAAAAGCCAGATGTCGATTTCTGGCCGGGCGTCGATGGCGTGGGTCATGGTTAGTTTGCTCGAGCGCCACCAGCATACGGGCTGGCGGGCTTGACGGTGGTGTTGATGGTTTGATCGGGCATCACCTGGCGCCCATCGCTGCCGGGGTATTTTACGATCAGGGGATCGAAGCTGACGCTCATGCCACGCCCGCCGCCGGCATCGCTGGGCTTCACACCTTCAGGCATTGGCGTGGCCGCCCGCGCGCGCGCCGCCATTGCCGCAGCGTTCACGCCGCTGCTTACGTAGTTGGGGTCTTCGGCATACCCGCCTTTTTTCAGCGCCGAGAAGTAGTCTCGCGCATTGTCCGTGCCTTGGGCGCCGGCATAACGCTTCTTATCCAGCAGTTTTTTGAAGTCTTCGCCGAAGGCGTCCGGGGTGGCGTACGCGCGGTAGGAATCCACGCTGCCCGTCATGTTGTCCTTTGCCTTCGGGCCCGCGCCAGAGAAGTCCTTGATGTTCCCCAGGTTGTTCGTGCCGGGAATGATGCTCTTGCCCCACCCTGTCT